GCACGCAACCGCGCCGTCAGCGTGCCAACAATCAATCGCGCGCGCGACCTAATGGCCAGCGTTATTGGTTGCATGCCGTTGCGTATGTATAACGAAATGTGGAATGGCGACGAAATGGAAAAAGTGCCGTTAGCGCCGCGCACATGGTTGCGGCGACCCGACCCGACCGTACCGTACCAATTTTTAATGTCGTGGACATTTGACGATTTGCTATTTTTCGGGCGCGCGTTTTGGTACATCACCAGCCGCACAGCTGACGGATACCCGGCGACGTTTACGCGGTTACCCGCTGGCAGCATCACCACCACCGACATGGTTGGCCCCGTATGGTTTGCGCCGTCAAAGCAGGTGTTTTTTAACGGCGGTCAACTAGACCCCAACGATTTGGTGCAGTTTCTCAGCCCGTCACAAGGTTTGATTTATGCGGCACCGGGCGCCGTCGAAACGGCGTTACGGCTTGAGGCTGCACGTCACCGCAATGCAACTAGCGCCATACCGGCCGGGATACTCAAACAAAAAAGCGGTGAACCGTTGAGCGCTCAAGAGCTTGGCGACCTTGCCGCGGCGTTTAATGCGGCGCGCGCAACCAACCAAACCGCCGCGCTGAACGAACATTTGGATTACCAAGAAACGTTGACCAGCCCCGACAAAATGCTTTTGATAGAAAGCAGCCAATATCAAGCGCTTGAGGCCGCGCGCTTGGCAAATGTGCCGCCGTACCTTGTCGGTGTTTCCACCGGCGCCTACTCTTACCAGAGCGCACAGCAAGCGCGTGCAGACCTTTACATTTTTGGTGTAAAAATTTATGCTGACGCAATCGCGCAAACGTTGAGCATGGATAACGTTTTACCGCGCGGCACATACGTGGAATTTGACGCCGAAGATTACCTAGAAGAAAACTACATGGCAGACCGCGAAAATGAGCCGGAAGAAAACACACAAGCACCGTTGGCAAACCGCTGATGCCGTACTACGTAACGAACAATGCGCGCGGCTGTGACGATTGGGCGGTTGTCGATATTGACGGCGACGTAATTGGTTGTCATGACACCAAACAGCAGGCCATTGACCAAATGGTTGCTGTGTCACAAAGCGAAGGCATAGAGCCGGGCGGTGAATTAAGCGGCCCGAAACCCAAACTAGATTTATACAAGAAAGGCACACACATGATTAAATTGCACGCCCAACAATTCAGCATTGACAAAAACAGCAGCGGAGAACCCCGCCGCACAATCAGCGGCGTTGCCGTACCGTACAACACGTTTGCCGTGGTCACCGACAACACCGAAGTGATGTTTAAGCCCGGCAGTTTGCCGATTGACGGTAAAGCGCCGCGGCTGTTTATGTACCATGACGCCAGCCAGCCCGTAGGTGTGGTTACTGAGCGCGTGGAAACCCCGGAAGCGATGCTTTTTAGCGCCAAAATCAGCGCCACAACGCTGGGCAATGATGCGCTGGTTATGGCCGCTGACGGCACCATTGACCAAGTAAGCGTTGGCGTAAACCCGACAGAATTCAGCTTTGATGAGGCTGGCCGCATGATTATTACCGCGGCTGATTGGGTCGAATTGTCGCTAGTGCCCGTAGGGGCGTTTGGTGACGCGGCCAACATCACGAAAGTGGCGGCAAGTATCCACCACGCCGCGCCTAGTATCGGCAATACTGAACAAGTGACCGAAACGGAGACACAGACCATGACCACCGAAACCACCGCCCCTGCCGCAATCGTTGAGGCAACCGTGCCGACCGCGCCACTGCCAGCAGCACCTAAGCGCAAATTTGATTTGCCGACCGCCGCAGAATATCTTGCCGCTATCCACATTGGTGGCGAAACGTTGCGCAATGTGCAAGCAGCAGTAAAAGAATTCGTTGCAAACAAGCAGAGTGCATTGCAGGCCGCCGCTGGCGACACGCTGACCACTGACACGCCCGGTTTGCTCCCGGTTCCCGTCCTCGGCCCGGTGTTCCAAGACCTGAACTACATCAGGCCGGTTGTCGCGGCCGTTGGCGCTCGCGCAATGCCGGACGCTGGAAACAGCAAAACGTTTATTCGCCCAACGTGGACAACTCACCCCAGCGTTGCAGCACAAACCCCAGAGCTCAACCCGGTCAGCGCAACCACCCCCGTGATTGCGTCAAACGTGGTCACCAAGACCACGCTCGCCGGACAAGTCACGTTGTCGGTTCAGGACATTGACTTTACAAGCCCCGCCGCGCTGCAAATCATTCTGCAGGACTTGGTTGGCCAATACATGCTGAAAAGCGATGACATTGCCGCCGATGCAATCACTAACGCCGCCAGCGCGTCAGGTGCAACGTGGACAGTCACCGCAAATGACCCGTCAACGCTCATTGCAGCAATGTATGACGCCGCAACCGACATTCTGAACGCGACCAACTTTTTGCCAGACCACGTGTTTGTTTCCCCAGACGTGTGGCAGAAACTTGGCAGCCAGCTTGACGCCGACAAGCGCCCGGTGTTTCCGTACACCGGCGCGGCCGGTCTCATGGGTGTCAACGGATTGGGCGCGGCAAACATCACCGTGGCCAACACGTTTAACCCGTTTGGCCTCAACCTTGTCGCTGACCGCAATTTTGCGGCTGGCTCGCTCTACGTTGCGCGCGGCGCCGCGATTGAGTTCTACGAGCAGGTTCGCGGGCTCATGTCCGTCGAAGTGCCGGGCACGCTGGGCCGCACGTTCAGCTACTACGGCTACGTGGCAACATTCATTGCCGATGCCGACATGGTGAAATACATCGTCGTCAACTGATAGCGAGGCCACCACAATGGCGGCCTACACCGTCACATTTAAGCAACTAATTGACAACTATGCGGTGCTGCAAACGCTGACCGTCAATGAGTTAGAGGTTGGTCGCTCATTTACCGTGACAGGCGTAGGCGCGCCGTTTAACGGCACGTTTACGGTGTATGCGTTGCCCCAATATCTGTTTATTGGCACCGATACTGAGGGCGACCTACTGTTTGACGTTGACATACCCGTTGCAAACCAAGTGCTATTTGCGTGCACGGCCGACAACGTTGACCGCACAGCCGCCACCGGCACCCTGACATTTACCCCGGTATGCACATGGATTACGGCTACACAAATTGAGGATTGGCTAGGTATCGGCACCGCAACGGCGGCCGACACCACGTTTTTAACGCAATGCGCAAGCGCCGTCAACCAAATGGCGTGGCGCCGTCGATATGAGGCCGGTTACTTTGACAGCTTGACAACCAGCCCCAGCGCTGACGTAACGCTAGGTGCAATCATGTGGGGTGGCGCGCTCTACCGCGCGCGCGGCTCAATAGACACGTTTGCCAGCTTTACCGAAATGGGCACCGCCCCGACCGTAGGTTTGTCACCCATGATTAAACAGCTGTTGGGTATCGATAGGCCACAGGTGGCTTAATGCCGGTCAACTACACCGACCTTTTTAACACGTGCCTAGACACGCTCAGCAGCACGCTGAGCACTGTTACCGGGCTGCAGGTGGTTACAGACCCCCGCAATTTGGTGCCGCCCTGCGTACTCATCGGGGCACCCAGCTTTACGGCGTTTAATTACAACGCTGTGCGTATGACCTACCCGCTACAAATCGTGACGCTGGGGCCAAGCAACCTTGACGCCATGCGCTCATTGCTGAACATGTGCGCCCTAATACTGAGCAAAAATGTGGCCGTCACTGAGGGCAACCCGACCACGCTGGAAATTGGCGGCGTAAACTTACCTGCTTACAATCTGACCGTCGAAATGCGCAGCTCAACTACATGACAATGATGACCAAATTGTTGGTTATTAGCCCGTTGGTCGGCACCCCCGGCGAGGAATACATAGCCAAACCCGGCACTAACGTGCAGGCGCTTATTGACGGCGGGTTTATTTGCATGGTGGCCAGCGCCGTCGATGTAACTACGCTGGGCAAGGTATCCACCAAAACGGCGCGCAAGACACGTAAAGTAAAAACCACCACAGAGGAGTAACCGCCAATGGCAACTAACCAATATCTCAGCAACCCCGTGGTCACCGTGAACACTGTGGCGCTAACCGGGTTTTGCACCGCCGCCAGCGTCAATGTTCGTTTTGACGCGCTTGACAACACCACGTTTGGCCAAACCGACCGCACCTACTCAAAAGGTTTGGGCGACCATGAATGCACGCTTACCTTGCTGTTGACCTACGCCTCAGCAGAAACGTACGCAACGCTGGCGCCGCTTGTGGGCACCACCACCACCGTCATTGTTAAACCGACCAGCGCGGTGGATAGCGCCACCAACCCCGGCTTTACTTTGACCGGCACGTTTTTGGCAGAGTTGCCGGTTATCAATGCAACGCTTGGCGAGCTGCAAACAATCGATATTACGTTTCAGGGTGGCGTTTACTCAGCCGACACCACCAACCCGTAATAAACACATAGCCAAAAGACAGAGGGGCCATGAAAATAAAATTGCGCGTTACGGTGACACCAAGCAGCGAGCCGGTAGAGCTCATCACAAATTTGCTGTGTATTACTGAGTGGGAAAGAACCGAAAACCGTAAGGTGTCTGACGGTCGCGGTATCGGTATGGGCGATTTGGTGAGCTGGGCGTTTTTCATGTTTAAACAATCAGGCCGCTTGATGCCCTATCAAACGGCGGCTGAGTGGTTGCGCGCCAACCCTGACATGGAAATTGAGAGCGTTGACCAAACAAACCCAAACCCTACGGGCGCGGCAGCTACCGCCGCCAACTAGCAGAGGTTTTGGTAGCAACGGGCTTTTGGCCGCCCAATATCCCGTTTGACACGCGCGATTTAACTACTGTGGTAGTAGTGCTCAATAAGGCGGCCAAACAATGACGGTAAATACCACAATGGGCGTGTTTGGCGTCAAAGAGGCGCTTAAAGAGCTCAAAGAAATTGAGCCGGATTTGCGCAAGCAAATCAATGCGCGCGCTAAAGACGTGGTTAAGCCAGCTACTGACGCCATTAAAGCGCAGTACCCGCCGCGGCTGTTGTCGGGTATGGCGCGTGTTTGGCAGCAACGCGGCCGCGCGCTGTTGCCGTATGACCAGAGTGCTGCGCGCAAGGGTGTGACCGTCAAAATCAATACCAGCCGTAAAAGTACCAGCGTTATAAGCATTATTCAGAAAAACCCGGCTGCGGCAATTGTCGATATGGCAGGCAAGGCCGGTGGCACCAATGCACAGGGCGCGCGGTTTATTGCTGCACTAACGTCATTATTTGGGTCACCGTCGCGCGTGATGTGGCCGACATATGAGAAAAATAACGATAAGGTCACGGACAACATGCGCGCCGTAGTAGATGACCTTATGGCCGCGGTTAATAAGCGGGTGCTTTAATGTCTGTTTTAATTCCGATTGTCAGCGAATTTGACAGCAAAGGCATTGATAAAGCGTTAAAAGAATTCCAGCAGCTTGAGGGCGCTGGCGCTAAAGCTGGGTTTGCGCTCAAAAAGGCCGTATTGCCAGCCACCGCGGCTGTTGCTGGGCTGGCGGCCGGGTTAGGTGCAGCCACTAAAGCGGCTATGGAAGATGCCGCCGCGCAAGACCAGCTTGCTGGCGTGTTACGTCGCAGTGGTGCCGCAACAGATGAGCAAATTGCCGCCACAGAACGGTTTATTAGCGCACAGTCGCGCGCTACCGCGGTGGCTGATGATGAGCTGCGCCCAGCGCTTGCCAGCCTTGTGGTCGCGGTCGGAGAGGCTAATTACGCACAAGATTTGTTGGTTAGGTCGCAAGACATTGCGGCGGCGACCGGCGCCGATTTGGCAACGGTCACTGACGCTATGGCTAAGGCCGCCAACGGCAACATGCGCGCGCTGGCCGCGCTTGACCCGTCAGTACGTAACGCCATTAAGGGCGGCGCCGAATTTGACGAAGTAATGCAAATGCTTGAGATACACACCGGCGCGGCGGCTGAGGCGGCAAACACCACGGCGGGCAAGATGAAAAACCTGCAAATTGGCATGGACGAAGCTAAAGAAAGCATTGGGGCGGCGCTGTTGCCGGTTGTCGAACAAATGATTAGCGCGCTCATTCCGTTGGCGAATTGGGCACAAGAAAATAGCAGCGTGTTTTTGATTTTTGCCGGTGTGGTTGGCGGGTTGGCGGTTGCGGTGTTGGCGGTTAATGCGGCAATGAAGGTGTATCAAGCCACGCTTGTCATTGTTAAAGCTGCACAGGCCGCGTTTAACTTTGTCATGGCAGCCAACCCCATTGGGCTGGTGGTTATCGCGTTGGCGGCGCTCGCGGCCGCGTTTGTCATTGCTTACAAGCGGTCTGAGACATTTAGAGAATTTATACAGAAAATGTTTGACGCCGTTAAAACCGGTGTGGAATTCTCCCTAAATGCCATACAGGGCTATTTGGAATTCGTGCTAAATGTTTACAAGACCGTATTTAACACAATTGCCCGGCTATGGAATAACACCATAGGCAAATTGTCTTTTACATTCCCCGATTGGGTGCCGGGTTTGGGTGGCAAGGGGTTTAGCGTGCCCGATATCCCAATGCTGGCCAGCGGCGGCATTGTGACCGGCCCGACATTGGCGATGATTGGCGAGGCAGGCCCGGAAGCGGTCATTCCGTTAGACCGCGCTCAAAGCTTTGGCAATGTCACTGTCAATGTCAATGGTGGTCTAGCCACCAGCGCTGAGATTGGGCAGGCAATCGTTAACGCTCTACGCGCTTACAATCGCTCAGCAGGGCCTATAAACGTTGCGGTGGCGTAATGGCTGGCGTAGCGGTAATTCAGTCAGGTGACTACAGCCTAAAAATCGATACCGGGTTTATACAAGACGGGTTTTTACTTGATGACCCGACCGCGGGCGTACTGAATAACGCAAACTATGTTTTAGACGGCACTACTGATTTTGCTGACGTTACCGCGGGCACCGTTGGCATAAACGTCAAACGCGGCCGCCGTGACAGCGGCGACCAATTCAGCGCTGGCACGATGTCATTTACCCTAAATGACACTTACGCTGACGGCGTATTTAACCCATTTGACACCGCCAGCCCGTACTATGACACCGCGTTAGCCAAACCCGGTTTGGCGCCGTTGCGAGCCGTAGAGCTCATCAGATATGACAACGCCAACAATGCTGAGTATTTGTTTAAGGGTTTCATTGTTAACTATGACTACAATTTTGCGCTTGGCGGCTTAAACACCGTTACGGTTTTTTGTGCTGACCAATTCTATTTGTTGGCGCAAACATATCTTGACGAATACAACGTAAGTGCTGAAACGTCAGGGCAGCGCATTACCAGCGTGCTGGCGTTGCCTGAGGTCAATTACACCCGGCCCACAAACATTGCTACCGGCACGGTCGATTTGGGCCACGACAGCAGCTATACGGTGCCAGAGGGCACCAACGTGCTGGCATATTTAAGCCAAATCAATGACACTGCCGAATTTGGGCGGCTGTTTATGTCGCGTGACGGTGTGTTTACATTCCAAAACCGCATAGGGGCCACGCTGAGCGCGCCGGTAATTAGTTTCCATGATGATGGCACAAATACACCATATGACACAGTGGGCATAACGTTTGAGGCTGACGCCGTAGTTAACCGCGCCGTGCTTACCGCACTCGACAACAAAACCGCCACCGCCACAGATTTGGCGAGCATTGCCGAATACTTTACGCAAACCACATCAATAACAAACAGCCTTTTGCATGTGCAGGGCCAGATTGATGACGCGGCCGCATATTTGCTTAACGGTGAGCCAGAGGCCCGTTACACAGATGTGGGGGTTACGTTTGCGTCATTGACTGCCAGCGAGCGTGATGCCGTAGCCATTGTCGATATTGGCGACACAATTGCCGTACAAAAAACGTTTGCCAGCGGCAGCGGCACTACCCAGCTGGCTCAAGAGCTGAGCGTTGAGGGTGTTGAGCATGTCATTGATTTGGTGACCGGGCACCGTGCCACGTTCTTTACGGCCCCCACAACCATTGTGTATGAACTCATACTTGATGACGCCACCTATGGCACACTTGACGCGCTGAACGTTCTAGGATAAACGCATATGGGCGCCAACGCACAAACCACCGTACCAACGTTTACAGCCGGGCAGGTTTTGACCGCCGCGCAACAAAATGACAGCGCGCGCACAGGCGTGCCGGTGTTTGCCAGCACCGTCACGCGTGACGCCGGTTTTGGTGGCAGCGGAGAAAAAACGCTGGCAGAAGGCCAGCTTTGTTATGTGGAAGGCACCGGCCTACAAAGTTACAACGGCAGCAGTTGGGTTACGTGGGGTGCAACCGGTAACAAAATTGTGCAAATTGTTACCGGCTCAACAAGCACGCAAGCATCGTCAAGTAGCACCACATACGCCGACACAGGTTTGACCGCGACAATTACGCCCACGTCAACGTCAAACAAAGTGTTAGTTGTCGTCACACAGACAGGTTGCGTAAAAACAAGTGGCAACGTGGACAACGGCATCAATTTGCGCGTCGTGCGCGGTTCGACAACTATTCAGACGGCAGCCATAAGTTTGGGTTACACGGCAAGCCTGTTGAGCAATTATTGTGGGCCGATTGCAACGCAATACTTGGACAGCCCCGCTACCACGAGCGCAACAACGTACAAAACGACGTTTGCTAATGCGGTTGCCGCTACCGGTGTTCGATTGCAAGAGGGCGGCGCAACCGAAAGCACAATTGTCCTTTATGAGGTGACACCATGAGCCGACCAAAAACGCGTCACGACGAGCTATGCGAAATGCTTATGGCCGCTGGTTTTGACGGCGGTTGGGTATTGGTAGGCGAAACGCTTACGGTTTGGGAACACGACGAAAACCCCCCTGCACCACTAACGCGCCCGGCTTAATACCATGAATCGCAACGCGCAACTACAAACGGCAGACCAAACCCTAAAAGGCGCCATTATTGCGCTGGTTACATATGTGGGTTATCGACAGGGTTGGGATATGCAACTAGTTGCGTTGGCTATTCCGGTGGTGTCTGGCGTAATGGCGTGGTTGTCAACGCTTGTGGGCAACAAAAAAACCGCTTGTCTGTTTGTCGCAAAAGACAACCAGCCTGATGCCTAACCCATATTTAGCCAACAATGTCGCGGTGGCGACACGGCCGTTGCCGGGTACCGAAAAATGGGCACAGCTCGCAAATCGATATAGCGGCGGCGCGCTGTGGAATAACGGCACGTGGGTAGTGCGCGACATACGCGGCAAACCCGGACAGGTCAGCAACCATGCGCGCGGTATTGCAATGGATTTAAGTTACAGGTACAGCGTGGCCACCAAAAAGGGTGTGCCTGACGGGCGTAAAAAATCGTTGGAATTTATGCGCACGTGTCTGAGCAACTATGACGCGTTGGGCATCATGCTGGTTATTGATTATTGGCCCCAGCCTTACGGCCGGTCATGGCGTTGCGACCGCGCTGGGGTTGGTGTGGTGCAACCGGCTCATGGTGAGGCGTGGCAAAAACCGGCCAAACATACGTTTACGGGGGCACCGGGCGGCGATTGGTGGCACGTCGAAATAACCCCCACAATGGCCCATAATGCCGACAAAGTGACTGAGGCATTTAAGGCCGTGTTTGAGGTATCCACCACCACGGTGTAGGGGTTCTGTAGGGTCGCTGCTACCGACAGAACGGGAGTAAACGAAATGGCTTATTTTGCACAAAAGGCCGTATTGGCCGTATTTGCCGTATGGGGCGTATTTGTTGCCAGCGGGGCAAATATGGGGTCACCAACACCGACCGACCCGATTGATATAGCCGCCCAATTGCCGTGGCTGGGCCGGGCACCGACCACCACAACCACCCCCGTGGTGGCGGTCGCCCGACCAGCCCCACTGACCACCACGACAATTACCACTATTGCTGATTGCGGCGACGTAGAGCGTCTAGCCGTGGCTTTAGGTTGGCCTATAAGCGAGCTACAAACGTTTATACGCGTAGTTAAGGCCGAAAGTGCCTGCAAGCCGTGGGCGCATAACCTACGTGACCCTAATGGCGGGTCTTATGGGCTTATGCAAATTAACGGCTTTTGGTGCATACCTAACCAGCAGTGGCCTATCGGGTGGCTGCAAGCGCATGGGCTGGTTGACAGCTGTGACGATTTGTTTAACGCCACACTGAACCTACGGGCCGGGTTGGCGATATGGCATTTAACTGGGTGGCACGCATGGAGTACGTTTTAGGGTGACAGAGCAACCGTTTACAGAACCGGGCTTGACAGAGGAGACAAGAAAACACATCATGGCTGACATAGACAGACAAATTGCCCATGAGGCAAACCCAGCGTTGGAGAAACACTACAAAGCGTTTGTTGCTGTGGTTGATGAGATATTTAGCGGCGTCAAACGGCCACAAGAAACGTGGCTGATTAGGCAGCTCAAAAATATGCGTGTTGACGCGCAACTAGCCGGGCTTGACCATGAGGCTGACGTACTGACGCAAGCCATTACCGAGCTGGGCGGCATCGTATGAGCAAAACCATGCAGGTCACCATTGATGGCCAGCAGTTAGAGATGTTTGTTAGCAGTGTGACGCTTGAGGGTTACAAAGAGTGCACATTGCTGACGCCAATGGTTCGTAATACCGACCCTGATACATCGCACAAAGCGGCCAAAAGCGCGCGCGTGCGTGTCGGGTCACAGCAATGGCAATTATTGGCCGCATACGGTCAGGCCGTTGATATGACCGCCGATGAGGCTGGCGTTGCCACTGGGCTGGCAAATAAACCAGGGTGCTGTTATTGGCACCGTGTCAGCGATTTGCTCAAATTCGGTTACCTTGAGCCGACTGGTGAGCAGCGCGTTGCGCGGTCTGGTGAGCTGCAACGCGTCAACCGTATTACTGAAACAGGGCGCGCAAGGTTGGCCAGCCGTGGCGTTTGATTTGGGCAGCTATGAGCCGGTCGCGGCACGCTTAGAGCGTTGGCTTAACACGCCCGCTGAGCAACCCAAACGGGTGCTGACCTATCTGGTGCACTACACAGACCAACGTTGTGTGTTTAGGGCTGAGCTGTTAATTGGCGAAACGGTCATTGCGACCGGGTGGGCTGAGGAGACACGCGGGGAAGGCTACGTTAATCAAACGTCACATTTTGAGAATTGTGAGACAAGTTCCGTTGGCCGCGCGTTGGCCAATGCGGGGCTGGCTGGGGGCGACCATACTAAGCGGCCGTCGCGTGAGGAAATGCAAAAGGTTGCCCGTAGCCAACCAGCACGCCAGCACATCGATGACCCATTCCCAACGGTGGTGGAGATAAACGGCAATGGGCGCGCGACACAAAAGCAACGGGATTTTCTGAGCGTGCTTTACAGCAAAAAAGGGTTGACGGGTGACGACAAAAAACAGTTTGTGGTTGACGTGTTGGGCGAGCCGGTCGCAACCGGCGATTTGTCGCCAGCGCAAGCATCAAAGCTAATTAAGGCGTTGCAAGCATGACGCGGCGCTATCTGTGGACTATGGGCACCATTCTGGTGCTGTTGACGGTCGTGCTGTTATGGCAATAGACAACTTCGATGAGCTGCAACAAAGTCTTGACGCGTTGGCTAAAGCGCTCACATTGTTTGAGCGTATTGAGGCGTTACGCGTAAAAGATACTCTCATGGCGGTGCAGCTTGACAAGGCATCAGACCACATGTCATGGGCTGTGAGGCGTTTGGCTAAAAAGTGTTGGCGTTATGCTTGCCAACTGCAACCGCACATGGAATAACAATTTAAGTAAACCAATCTCATTGGTACGGCCAACGCGGGTCAGTTGGTGTGGGTGCAAATCCCCGGCGCTTAACCAGCGTCAGTTAGCCCGTTAGACAGGCGTGCAAAGACCCTGCACGAAAACACGGGCTAGGGCTAGTGCGAGCTGAGCGACAATCAGCCGGTTAAGTGGGTGCCGGGGGCATTGCGCCCACGTCACTGCACAACACAAACAAACACAAACACTAAAACAAAACCAACTAACCTAAACACGACAGATGACCCAACACATACCAACTGAGAGCAAGCCGCGCCAGCGGCGCGCTAGGACAACTGAGCGAAGCGAAGGCGTCAGCAAATGACCCGGCCATACGCCAACGCCGAATACCAAAAAAACAGGGCGCGCCTACTAGCCGACAACCCCCAGTGTGCCTACTGCCCAGCCCCCGCCACCACAGCAGACCACATCATTGAGCTAGACCGCGGCGGCGACCACTCACTAGAAAACTTAAGACCCGCATGCCACCGCTGCAACAGCACCAAAGGCACCCGCTATGTCAACGCCAAACGTGCACATAACATGCATCAACGCAACGAACACATGAGAAACATAGGGCGCCCCCTAACGAACGAAAAAAACAAAACCGAAAACAAAAACCCAAAACAGATTTTTTATACACAACCCCATATGAC